ACAGATTCGTGCAGAAAAAGTAAATAATTTAAAGCCTAAAGAACCAGAAGTTAGGCAAACAACTTTACAACCTGAACAAAATACTGTTCAATCACAAGAACTTGCAGCTTCACAGCCTGAACCTCCACCACGAGATGAAAAAGCTGTCGCATGGGCTGACAAGAATACATGGTTCGGAAACGGGCCAGAGGGTGACCCAGAGATGACTTCGTTCGCTTTTGGGTTACATACAAAGTTAGTTAACGAGGGTATAGACCCTCAGTCTGACGAATACTATGACCGTATCGACGCTCGTATGCGAGAAGTATTCCCCGCTCAATTTGATGACGGGATAGATGACGAACCTAAGGAGGTTTCCAAGCCTAAACCTAGTAATGTGGTTGCCCCCGCTACGCGGAGCACGTCACCTAAAAAAGTGAAACTAACGCAATCGCAAATATCTATCGCAAAAAAACTTGGAGTCTCACTGGAAGACTACGCCAAACAGGCGGCTAACTTAGCGAGGAAACAATAGTATGACTGATAACAAACTACGTATGCCTAGAGAAAGCGAAACTAGGGAAAAGACTGCACGTAAAAAGGCATGGACTAGGCCAGAAGTATTGCCTAATCCTACGCCGGAAGACGGTTATGTCTATCGTTGGATTCGTACCAGCACACGCGGTGTGTCTGATGCTACTAATGTTTCTTCAAAATTACGTGAAGGATGGGAGCCTGTACGGGCTGATACGCACCCTGAGATATTTACTGACGCCATTGTCGATGACAGGTTTAAGGACAATATCGTGATAGGTGGGTTAATGCTCTGTAAAGCTCCTGAAGAGATGGTCGCAGATCGCAACGACTATTATAAGCAGCAAACCGCTGCTCAGATGCAGTCTGTAGACCAGAACTTAATGCGAGAGAGTGATCCGCGTATGCCTATATTTAATGATAGGAGATCGACGGTTACTTTCGGTAAAGGATAATTAGGAGTCTATCATGGCATCTTCTGCTGCCCCATACGGCTTTAAGCCGTTAAATCTGATTGGAGGACAGCCTTACGCTGGTTCTACCCGTCAGATTAAGATCGCTTCTGGTTATGGCACCAACATCTTCAATGGCACAATTGTGGCTATTGTTGCTGGTGGCACAATCGAGATAGTGACTACAAACGGTGACGACTCTACGACTTTCCCCGCCGGTACTGTCGGCGTGTTCGTAGGTTGCACTTACACTGATCCCAATTCTAAGCAAAAGCTATTTAGCCAGTATTGGCCCGCCAGCACTGTAGCTTCTGACGCTATGGCTTACGTTGTGGATGATCCAGATTGCTTGTTCCAAGTTCAGGCCGATGGCGCTGTAACTCAAGCTGATTTGGGTCAAAATGTGCATTTGGCTGAAGTACAGTCTACCAGCACAGGAAGCACCACTACTGGTAATTCCGATATTGCTGTGTCTGCTACTACTGCGGCTACTGCTACATGGGCTTTCCGGATTGTTGACTTTGTTGACGCACCGGGATCATCAATTGGTGACGCTGCTACGGATTTGATCGTTAAGTTCAACCCCGGCCAGCACTCTTATACTAACCAGACCGGTATTTAAGGAGAGTATTGAGACATGGCTATTTCAAGAGCGCAATTACTCAAAGAACTCCTACCGGGCCTAAATGCCCTATTTGGCATGGAGTATGAGAAATATGGTGAAGAGCATGCTGAGATTTTCGAGACTGAAAGCTCAGATCGTTCTTTTGAAGAAGAAACCAAGTTGTCTGGCTTTGGTGCCGCCCCCGTCAAGAACGAAGGGTCAGCCATTGCATACGACAACGCCCAAGAAGCGTGGACTGCTCGATATAACCACGAGACAATTTCTATGGGTTTCTCAGTAACCGAAGAGGCTATTGAGGACAACCTGTACGATTCTCTGTCTTCTCGTTATACCAAGTCACTTGCCCGCGCTATGGCTTACACCAAGCAGGTTAAGGCTGCTGCTATTCTGAACAATGCGTTCGATAGCAACTATACTTACGGCGACGGTGTAGAGCTGTGTTCTACTGCACACCCTCTGGTGTCTGGTGGTACCAACTCTAATGAGCCTACAACTGGTGCTGATTTGAACGAGACTTCTCTGGAAGCCGCTGTTATTCAAATTGCCGGTTGGACTGATGAGCGTGGTCTGCTAATCGCAGCCAAGCCTCGTAAGCTGGTTGTTCCACCTGATCTTCAGTTCGTAGCGAC